TTGAGGAGTACACGGGGAAAAAGTTCGATATTGATGAGTTACCTGTTTTAATAAACGGTGATGATATTCTCTTTCGAGCTACGGATGATATGGCAGCAGTTTGGCATAAGTGGATAGACCTTGCGGGCTTTACACTTAGCAAAGGCAAAAACTATTTGGCTAAGGACTTTCTGACTGTTAATTCAGTCTGTTATTCCTTTAGGAGCCAAGAGTACCGCCAATCGCAAGCCAAACTCGCCACAACAGGCGCCAAAACGAAGAGGAAGTATGTCCCTAAAGTATGTACGTCTGAGGATGATGAAGCACCCAATATAGAGTTTCCAATTGAGGAGGAAGAATCTGCGGAGAAAGATAATGAGCCCGACCGTAAGTCCATAGAAATGGCCATAGGCGTTGGGACAAACCTCTCCGATTCTTTCACCAAAATTGGTTACTTGAACACGGGTCTGCTCTACCAAAATCAGACAATGAAAGCAAAAGGCTGGCAGCACGGCTGCCGAGCGGAGCTAAGACAAAAACCATTCGCTGATAAGATGAACGATCTTCTAGATAACAGTATCGATAAGAAGCGTACGTATGCTTTAGCTAAGAAGCACTATGCTATCGAGATAGATGAGGCAACACAGTCAGGTAATCTTTCTCTAACGGCTCACCCCTCTTTGGGGGGAGTTGGAGTTAACCCCATTGGGTTAGAGGAAGACGTCTTCTACACACCGTTCCAACGTAAGTTGGGTGGTTTCCTTAAGGACCGCTTGAAAAAGGGTAATTTTGGAAAACGCCAAACAGAAACTGTTGGAGGGAGGAAATATATCTCCAGTGTAGTAGACCTCAACAAAAACCTGGACATTGAAGGCCGCGTGACCTACAGGAACAATGCGATTACGATTGCTAAGGTTCCTGCAGATCTATGCTATGGTGATGTAGTTATGCGTCGCATCGACGAACCCTTGCGGGAAGACGAGCAACGTGTGAAAGATCTACATAATACTAATGCCATATATAACTATCAGGCTCCACTAGACAAGAAAAAGATGAATCTCGTGTGGACCCA